GCTTCTCCAGAGCCGCTATACGAGACTATCAAGAGAGGGTGGCATGAGCCAAGTCTTCAAGCTCGGAGAAAGCGAGTTCAGAACGCTCGATGAGTCCACCTACCAGGCGTCCATCAGCATAGAGTCCAAGACAGAGAAAGCAATCCTTCTGAGGATCGAGAAGCGCGGCAAGGTCCGCACATACTGGCTGCCTCGCTCCCAGATCAGGGTCCTTCAGGACCGAGTGATTGTGCCAGACTGGCTATGGAAGAAGAAGCTGGAGGGAGAATGAGCCTCGCCATCTGCCCGCGCTGCCAGAAAGAAGTAGACCTGAAGGACTTGCGGCGCGGCATGTGCTCAACCTGCTGGGCAGAGATTAAGGCCAGGAACGCAGGCAAGCCGAAGCCCAGAGGCAAGGCCAAGGTCACGGAGACAGGTCAGGCGCGTCAGGCAGACGGCCAAGTATTATCGCTATTGGCCGCAGGTATCAAAGTCTCTGAGACTGAGATGATACCTCAGGATAATGGTTCAGCAGAAACGATACCAGAGAGAGGTAACAAAGTCTCTGAGACCGAAGATAAGCCTACTGCTAACGTTCATACAAAAACGATATCAGAGAAAGGTAACAAAGTCTCTGGTACTGTTGATGCTCCTGCTGATAGTGATAATCCTAATACAGCATCAGCAGACGGTCACAAAGTCTCTGAGACTGGTATCAAAGTCTCTGAGACTCAAGAAGAGTGGCAAAATCGCATGGCTGAGGACCTGGCGATAGCACTTCGGCGCATCAAAGCCCTGGAAGAAAAGGTCCAAAAGATGGCTCCGCTTCTCGAAAAGGAAGAGTCCAGGCGAGACTCTGAAGGCATGAAGAAGCTTCGTGATGAACTCTTCGGCCTACTCAGGAAGAGCCCAAACGGCGGAGTGTACATCAGCAACTTACATGGACCACATGGACAGAAAGGAGGAAGGCTAGGCATATCGAAAGCTCAAGCCTTTCGCCTGCGAGATGCATGTAGGATGGATGATCGCTTTCGTGTCATGAAGGCCGAGAATTCATCTGCGAGATGGGTAATCACACTTAACCAAAAAATCAGATGAGTTAAGCTCCATTTCAAGTCTCGGAGACTTGAGACTCGGATGGAGAGAAGGGGGTAAAAAGCCAGACTGCGACATACTAAGTCTAGTAAAAGTATGTCGTAGAGTAGTATGTATTAGTTGAGGGAAGGGAAGGATTTGAAAGATAGTATATAAACAGCTAGTAACGTTGGAAGGGTAGAGAGAGACTTGGAGTCTCAAGTCTCCGAGACTCAAGACGGTTGAAATATAAAAATTGGAGATGAAGAAAGTGGGCTTAGCTACAATCAAATTCGCTGCCGAGTACTGCAAGATGCCGTTCTCTGCAATGGATATGATGGACCCAGACAGGCCAACCACCCTGCTGGCCGTTCTGAAGGTAGATCGCAGCCAGCTCTCGAAGGAGTTCATCGAGTGGGACACTAAGTTCCGATGGAAGCCTGGGAATTTTGAGCTTTCACATGGAAAAGAGTTCTTGGTGCTGCTGCTCCTCACGGGGGGCTATCTTTGGACCACAATTAGGCCAGCATGGCCTCCACAAAAAGAGGAATGGTATCGATCGCATGTTGGAGAAGAGGTCAATATCCAGATTCAAGGAGTCAAAGCATGAGCACTGAGGCAGAGATTCTGAAAATCCTGTTTCCCCCAGAGGGGGCAGTTCCGCTCGACCGGCTGAACGAGATCAACCTCATCCGAGGACACATCGACGTAGCAATCAAGCTCTCTCAGGGATTCCACCCACAGAGGACAGGCCTGGCGGCTCGATATTACGATCCTGAAGAGAGCCAGAGGATCACCGAGAAGGTTGTGGAGCTCAGGGAGTCGCTGGGGCCAGATAGGAAGCGCCGGTCCTGGCCGGCTATCGCAGCCGAGGCAGGTAACATCACTCCGAAGGCTGCGAGGATGCGCTACTGGAAATACAAACAGGATCAAAAGGCCGAAGGTCTGAGGAAGGAGGCATATGCAGCTTTGAGTGGAGAACTTGCTCACTCCGATCCAACTATCCGGGATACCCAGATGGTTGAAGAGCGTCCAACTATTCGGGATTCCCGAATAGTTGAAAAATCTGTGAAGGAGACGCAAGATACAATTCAGAACGAGACAAGCACCTCCACGAAAGCGCAAACCACCCGCCGAGCACCCCCGAGGATTCCACACAGCGAGGATGATTTCATCGATGCACAAAGAGATGCGGGTGTGAAATTCAAAGAGATCCACGAGGCTCTCCGGAGCAGAGGACACGACTGTACCATAGGCGATGTGATGGCACGCCATCAGGAGATCCGAAAGAAGCGCTCCTCCGAATCCCATGACGAGATGGCCCACAATGCCCCGATGCCCAAAGAGATGGGTCGCCAAGATCAGATCAACTCCGACGCAGATGCAGTCTCATCAAACGAGGAGATGCCCGATCCTGTACCAATCAGCCGCGCCGAGCTGGACCAGAAGATGTGGGATATGTGGCGGACTGGAATGAACCCGAAGCAGATCTCAGAGGCTCTGAACCTGGAAGGCTACTACTACGGCGAGCAGTCCGTGCGTGTGCGGCTCAGATCGCAGGGGGCCGATCTATGAGCTCCAGGAAGGACTCGGATATCCAGCTCGCCCAGAACGAGCTGGAATACTGGAAGGCAAAAGAGCTGAGCATCTCTACAGCAATCAAACGTCTGGAAGATGATCGAAAGATCGCAGAGAACAGCGTCCGGGCGTGGACTAGACGGCTGGAGAAGTTGGTGAAGCAGTGATGAATTTCACAGACTACCAGGTCAAGACTCTGGTCCGAGAAAATCCCGGATTAAATCTCTATCAACTCCTCGGCAAGGCCAAGGAGCAAATGGGTAGGTGGCCTTGGACCATTGGAAAGATCCAGCAGGCAGTCAGGCGGCTTGAAAACGCTGGCGAAGTCGAGACAGAATCTATCGTGCAGGGGGGACGCGCATGTGTCTTGGTGAGGTGCAGGTGCAAATAGACTGTCTAAATTCTGATAATATTATCGGACCACAGACATATAGATTGAGGAGGATGGATTACTCTGAGGACCTGACAGAATCGGAATTAAAGTCGCTTCATAGGGATAAGGCATTCCGCCCAATTTTAAACGGCGGAGTTCTACACTGTCATCTAAAAATTCGCTGTCAAGTGGCCGAAGAATCTGGCAGATTGATCTACAATGGCAGACCATTTAACCGCTCCCAGTGGTCCTGGAGGCCGCCAAAAATAATTAGATTGCAAGGAAGGTCGGCCAGAGAATTGTCCGATCCTATAAATAATAAGCCAGAAATATCAATTATGACAGCGCGTGGTGAGGTCCTACGGCTCGATGCATGCCCGTGCGGCGGCGAGCTGCAGATGGACAATCACGGATATCTATATTGTGTTAAATGTAACATGATCTATGAATAACGGCAATGGCGGCGACTCCAGAGCCGAGTACTAATTGCATAATGTCCATTTTTGTCAATTTGTCCAGATGATGTCCAATGGCGTTTGAATCGATAGCAGCATACATTGACCAGATCGAAGAAGGTTTTCAGAAGAAGGAAAGTCCGGAACATATAGCAAAGAGGCTGGGTATTCCGGACAAGGCCAAAACCATCCGGAGGTATAAAGCTGCTGTCTGGGACTTGAAAGACCTAGTAGCTGAGTCCAAAGAGGAGCGAGCGCAGAAGCATGAGGCCCGCAGGAATGCGGTCAAAGTGGAGATCGTCAAGTCACTGGACCTCATCGAGAAGATCAAGGCCCGCGCATTCGAACATTTGGATTGGATGCCAGGAGATGAGTATGAAACCTCTGAGGGCAAGCGGAAAGCTACGCCTGGCCAAGTCATTGCCTGGCACAGTCAAGCGGCAGAGATGGCTGCAAAGGCCATCAAGGCAGAGCTGGAACTATCAGGCGACGATCCAGATAGCAAGTTGGCAGAAAGTTTTCTGGAGCTGATCGAGCTTGCTGAAAAAGGAGCAAGTGGAAAAGATAATTGATCGCTGCCGGGAAGATCCTGTTTGGTTCGTTGAGCACATACTCGGAAATGCTCCCTGGGAGAAGCAGAAAGAGATCCTCCGAGCTGTCCGAGACCACAAATCCGTTGCCGTGGCATCCTGTCACGCAGCTGGAAAGAGCTGGATTTCAGCTCGTGCCGTGCTATGGTTTGTCTTCTGCCATCGATTATCGCGGGCCGTCACGACGGCTCCCACATTTGACCAGGTGCGAGACATCCTCTGGCAGGAAATCCGGCAGGCCCATGGATCGGCCCGATTGCCGCTGGGCGGCAAGATGCTTGAGACGCGGCTTGACCTCGGCCCGAACTGGTTTGCGACGGGCCGGAGCACAAATGATGCCAACCGATTCCAGGGGGCCCACAGCTCCAGAGGTGCTATATTCGTTGTGGCTGATGAGGCTGCTGGTATCGAGCCTGACATCTGGGTAGGCATTGATGGCATTCTCACGTCGCAGGATGCTCACCTTTTGGCCATCGGAAATCCCACAGAGAGTAGCGGCGAATTCTTTGAGATGTTCAAGCGGCCCGGCGTGGTCAAGATCCACATCTCGGCCTTTGACACTCCAAACTTTACGGCCTTCGGCATCACCTTGGATGACATCAGGAGGGGGAGCTGGAAGGCCAAGATCACCGGCGATCTTCCTGCTCCCTATCTGATCACCCCCGAATGGGTAGCTGACAAGTGGCTGAAGTGGTGCGGTGGGTCTGAGGCAGGCGAAGATAATCCGCTCTGGGTCTCTCGTGTCCTGGGAAAATTCCCCACCAAGGCGAACGATACGCTCATCCCCCTATCTTGGATCGAAGCGGCACAGATGCGCAAGCTCCCGGATGGTGAGCCTGTTGTCCTGGGTTGCGATATCGCAAGGCATGGGGCAGACGAGACCGTAATTGTGCTGCGGCGTGGGCCAGTAGCCAAGGTTCACAGGACAACTCGCCAAGAAGACACCATGCAGACGACTGGCCGGATCATATCTGCCCTGGAAGAGACGCAGGCCACCGAGGCCCGGATAGATGCTGACGGCCTGGGGGCTGGCGTCTACGACCGGCTGAACGAGCAGGGAAAGCCGGCTATCGAGATGAGGTCGGGCTTCGCCGCCACAGATCCTGAGCACTTCCTGAACGCCAGGGCCGAGTGGTTCTGGGGCCTCAGGGAGCGGTTCGAGGTCGGCGACATCGCCATAGATGGTGATGAGGACTTGGCTGCCCAGCTATCCAGTATCAAATACAAATTCACAAGCCGCGGGCAGATCCAGATCGAGAGCAAAGAAGAGATGAAGCGGCGAGGGCTGCATTCCCCCGATCGGGCAGACGCGCTCATGCTGGCGTTCGCTGCTGTGGAATCGGTATCTCCGGTGGGCTGGGGAACCTCCAGGCTGAAAGGAAGACGAGCATGAAATTCTTGGATCAACTCTTTAGGAGGCAGAAGGAAGCTGCCTCTCCGGCCATGTCCGGCTCACCTGTGGTGCGGTTCGGTCAGCCTCTGGGCTGGATAGATCGCAGCTCGGCCATCACCCCCGAGCGCATAGCAGCTAACCGATCTGTTCCCGTCGTCATGGAGTCCCTGTCTGGGCTCTCTCGATTATGCTTCTCTGGATTCGATCACGTTCTGCAGCCCATCGATTCATCCGACGACACACAGGGTCCGGCCATCGAGAAGGCCCTGGCCCAGATCCACAACCAGGAGAAGCGCATAGGCCGGATAGGAAAGGCCCGCCGGTGCGGTACGCTGGGTCTGGTCCGGGCAGCAGCCCTGGATGGCTGGTCATTCCGCCAGGCCATATCAGAGTACGCCACCATGCAGGAGGGCAACTGGCTCAACTTCGCAGAGATCCAGCACCTACCGGCTCAGAGCTTCAGCACTGCATCGGGCGTGGGCGAGGACTACCTCTCTGACAAGATCCTCCCGGGTATCATCTACGATGCCAAGCAGGATACCACACGATTCTTCCAGAGCGGCGCGGGCTGGGGCGGCCAAGCCAAGGAGCTTGACCCTGACAACCTCCTCTACATCGAGGATGTGACCGTACCGGACGATATCAGCTTCCTCAAGGTGCTCCAGCCGAGCATCGAGGCTTGGAAAGAAGTGCGGCGCTACGGCATGACTGCCGAGCGAAGGGTTGCAGTCCCAAATGAGACCGAACGGATCGACGCCAGGGACGTCGTATCCATGATCCAGGCTAAGATTCCCATCAAGATGCAGGACCTCATAGAACACTGCGATGATCTGGCTGAAAACCAGTCATATGTCAACCGAAAGGTGGCTCTTGCGGGAACGAGGATCGAGTACCCGACCATCTCTATGCCGCTCAACCCCTGGGAGGCTGACAAGTACCTCCGGGAAGAGATCATTGCCTTCTTCTTCAAACGTGATGTGCTGGAGGTAACGGCCCAGGCCATCAGCGCTACCACTGCCCCCTCAAAGACCCTGCTCGATCTGCATATCGCCTCGGAGAGAGAGCTGTGGGGCCGACCATTTGAGAACCTGTGGACACAGTGGCTAGAGTGGAATGGGTTCGAGCTGGCGGACGAGTTCGCGTGGTGGGATTGGAGCCCCGCAGATAAGGAAAAAGAGCACCAGAGGAACCTGGAAAATTATCGATCTCATGCAATCACAATCAACGAGTTTAGGCAGTTGGAGGGGTTAAATCCTCTGACTGATGAGGAGATAGCGGCTCTTGCAGCCGAGCACGCCCTGATCTTCGGAAACAAAAACAACGTCATGAACCCATCCAATACTACGGTGTAGACCATGGGCCACGCTGAGGAGCTGGAGAGGATCGAGAACAAGGCGATCGATGAGCTGAACGATCGCTTCAAGGCGAGCATCCGGAAGACCATAGAGGAAACCGACTGGTCGGATATCGAGCGGCGTCTCGCTGCCATGCAGGAGCCGGGAGACGTGGCTGACGCCGTGGCCTGGCAGGGCTACGACCCCCGGGCCTACCTGGAAGAGGAGATCTTCCCGGCTGCCTCAGAGATCTCAGCCGCCTATATCGCTGATGTGGTGGCGGCCGGCAGCTCCCTCAGCTTCACGCTCACAGATCCGAATGCCCTCAAGTGGCTCAAAGAGTACGGTGCCGAGGAGATCAAGTACATCTCCGAAAGCCAGCGCCAGGCAATCAAGGAGATCATCACCAGTGGCTACAGAGACGGCGTCACCTACCAGCAGCAGGCCAGGGAGATCCGACAGCTCATAGGCCTCGACCCTCGGTGGGCCGAGGCAGTGCAACAGATGCGGTCCAGGCTCATGGGGCGTGGCCTGATATCAGATGATGAGATCGATCGCCGGGCTGCCAAGTACGCCGCGAAGCTGCTCAACAAGCGGGCGCGGAACATTGCAGTCCAGGAGGCCACCACCGCCGGAGCACGGGCATTCTATGAGACGACTGCAGACGCCTGCAAGCGGGGCATCTTAGATCCGCACGTCTATGAGGGCTACAGGATCGTCACCGGAGACGAGCGACTCTGCCCGCAGTGCTCGGCCCTGGCAGGTGAGGGCCGGAGGCTGCCTGATGGTGCATATCAATCTTCTGGAAGCGTTACGCCGAAGCTTCACAACTTATGCCGATGCGTCGAGGGTGTCAGGGAGATCACGATGATAAAGAAGGTGATAAAGAAGGAGACGAAAGAATCAGGC